CGGCCGTATATCTATTCCCTTGTAGTAGTCCTTGCCACACGACTCCCTGAACGGACCCTCATAGAAAGACTTCTGAGGGTTCGGCGTAAAGCCGAGGTCGCGCAGCACCTTCATCAACATTGGGGCAATTGGGCTCGGGACGATTATATCGTCACCGTAAACCCGGATCGCTCCAGTCTCACCCTCGAGCTCCGCCACAGATGCGGCGAAGCTCCAGAATAAGAGTGTCTCTAAAGGGAACGTCGTACCATTGCCCATGCTCGAGAATTTTTCGAGCACGACTCGCCTCCCCTGGAAAGTGATCGATCCGCTCCTTGCTTGCGCAAGAAGGTCGAACCAATCATCAGGGAATAAATCGAGCACCAAATTGGTGGCAACTGTGTCCGACGCAGAACTAAGGTCTATGGTAGCTAGGCTGCCATCTATTGAACCTATTCTAGCGAGAACCTGATTGGGTTCCTGCTTGGATAGATCTAGACCACACTCTGTCAACAGCTTTTCAGCCATTAACCGCCCGACACCCCCTTGGAGGAGGGTATTTAACACGGGCTCGACCACGATACCGCGGTCGATGAGGCTACTTTTGGGCACGAAGCCTAGGGCGCCGTCGACAACGTCGACATACACCCCGTTGACCTGCTCACCTTGTTCAGAGGGACTCTGCTCCGTTTCTGCGACTACCCTAGCCTGATGGTTAAACCAGGTCGGGAAGCAACGCAGAAGACGCGGAAGCAGAGGCAGGAGGCTCGGGCTACACTGGAAGCCAGCGGACAACTTTGTGCGCGGACTGGCTCTTCTTTTTTCGACTGTCGTCGTGGCACCAGGTCCGAATACAAACTGCAGGTCTTCCACCTCCGGGCAATCTCCGAGTACTCGCGCGATTTTTCGCGAAGCCGTGTGTAGTACACGCTCCACGTAGGGGTGGAATTGAAAATCCCCCCTAGCACGCGCTCGGAAACACTCATTGGTGGTCCTGCAGTCTAACTCGGACTGTACGAACTTCTCGAATGCGGCGGCCTTGCGGTCGACCTTAACACCCGGGAAGTCTAGCGTGCTCTTCTTATAGAGCGCTAGGGCCTGTCGGAGATGGATGAGATCAACTGCGCTCTCATCTCGTCCGTAAGACACGTCGTACCTGCACAAACCAAGATAATCGCGAGCTTCAAGAAGTTTCGCGACGTCGTGGCTCTGAGGGCTAGCAGTACAAGCCTCCAGGTGCAGTTGGCACATTTCGTCAAGGAATTCAAGCTGTTCACTCCTTGGCCAAACCCGGTCCCACGAGATTTCTGTGGGTGCAGTCCGGGGTGCTGCTTTCCGCCTTTTATGGTTAGGCATAACCACTCCTTTCAGTTGGGAGATGGGTGGAACCTCGCTCGGCCGACGGTATTAAGTCGGCATGACCAACAGGTCAACAGCTTCCGGCACGGGACCAGTCGTGGCAGGCGCCACAGACGTAGTCACGTGTCCGGTCATGTTGACCAGCAGTTGACGGGCGAGACGACGAGAAGCGACGGTCGAACGACTGGGAGCGTAGTTGGTATACACGTTCCGGTCGATAAACGCCACCTTCGGTGCAGCGGTATAGCCCGAGGAGTTCACGCCCGATACGCTTTCCATGACGGGCACGTTGACGTCGTAGGTCGTGATCGTCGTCCCCGCTTTGGTCTTCTCCTGCGTGAGAATCACGAAAACCTGCGCCTCTTCGGGCAGGGTCGGGATCTTCTCGCGGTACATGGCAATGACCTTACCACCCTCACGGGTGACAGAGATCGGAACCAGGGTATGAGACACCGGGGGGCTGGCGCCATCAAAGGCGACGACGTTTGTGATTGCGGACATTGCGCTTTCCTTTCAATACATACCGGGTCGGAGGACCGGTACGGCCCTTACGGGCGGGTTAATAACGACCTTTCAGGCCAGGGATTACAAACAGCGAAACGGCATCGAGTGTCCTCCGCAAGGAGGTCGCGCTTT